AAATAATTAGGTTTAAAAACATGAAAGACCCAAACGAGATTGTAAAAATAGAAAAAGCCATAGCACAAAAGTATGGTGAAGATACAATTGCTAATCCAAAACATTATTGGAACGAAGACAAAGAAAAAGAATATGTAGAACAATTAAAAGAACTCTCGGCTATAGAAACAAAACAACAGGAAAAAGACCAAAAAATAAATATTGATGGTATTTTTATTTCTAAAAAACTACTTAATAAAGACAGTAAAAGAACCTGTCCCGTTTGTTCTATTTATTCTTTTGACACCAAAGACGATCTATATATGAATAGATACGAATGTTGCTTCAAGTGCTACGTTCAGTGGGTCGAAGGAAGAGAAGAAAGATGGAAAACAGGTTGGAGGCCAAATGAAAGTAACATTAACAAGAAGTGAACTAAAACAAATAATCCAAGAAGAATGGGACAGAGCAGAAGCTTTGGAACAAGGTTCTCCAACTGACGGGTATGATGAAACTGTCGAGGGACAAGACCAAGAATTAGATTATGAAGGTTATATGACTAAAAGCCAACTTTTTAAGATTGGTGAATATGCTTTAAAAATTCACGATATGATACAAGACGGCGAGAATTTACCAGAATGGATGCAATCTAAAGTTGCACAAATGGATAATATGATTGGTTCTGTTTACCATGCACTTAACTATGATAAAAAAAGAGGAACTATATAATGGCTACAACCCTTGAAATTATACAAGGCATCGCACAAGCAGCTTCACATGCTTATGACGGTTCACACATGGCAAAATATAATGCTGATGGTGAAGAAAGAAAAGTAGGTCTTCGCAGAGAAGAAGGCGATCCAATACTTGATTCAAGAGTTATTGATGGTTTCAAAGTTAAGTTTAAAGGCAACAAACTTTGTATTACTTACCAAAGTGAAATTTCTATGAAAGAAGTTCACAAAGGTGGAAAGTTTGAAAATGAAATGGAACAAGTTATGGCTGATATTGTTAAATTTTTAAAGAAAGAATATAAGACAATTACAAAGAATAGCTTGTCATTAAAACCACTTGGAGAGGTTGATATCTTTGTTCAACCAGTTTCAAGAACCAGAACAGATCTTAGAATGTATCAAGAGTTTGAAATTACTTCACTTGATAAGAAAGCAGTTATTTCTGTAGGACTTCCAAGCGAAGATACCACAAGAGACATAACAAAGAAATTCCTTGCTATGGGAAGAGAGAAGGCAAAGAAACCTTCAAACGTTACTAGACCAGAAGAAAAGAAAAAAGAATAAAATGAAATGGCTACAGCATACCGACTTACAAAAGAACAAATTAAATCCGAAATTGTAAAGTGTGCTAAAGATCCAATTTATTTTTTAAATACATACGCAAGAATTTCGGACACACAGAAAGGTCCAATACCTTTTAGAACTTTTGAATTTCAAGATGAAGTTCTAAAAGATATGAAGGACTATCGTTTCAACGTAGTTCTTAAAGCTCGTCAGTTAGGTCTTTCAACAATCGTAGCAGGTTATATAGCTTGGCTAATGTTGTTTCACAGAGATAAGAACGTCCTTATCTTGGCAACCAAATTGTTGTCAGCATCAAACTTAGTTAAGAAAGTTAAATACATTATTAAAAGTTTACCAGATTGGTTAATGATTGCCGATGTATCAATAGACAATAGAAATTCATTTGAACTTACAAACGGTTCACAAATTAAAGCTTCCGCGACTTCTGGTGATGCTGGTCGTTCGGAAGCTCTTTCTTTATTGGTTCTGGACGAGGCTGCGTTCATCGAGAACATGAAAGAACTATGGACAGGTGTATATCCTACGCTTGCTACTGGTGGTCGTTGTATAGCTATCTCAACCCCTAATGGCGTAGGTAACTGGTTCCACCAAACTTACTTGGATGCGGAGACAGAAACAAACGAATTTCATCCTATTAAATTACACTGGTCAGTTCATCCAGACAGAGATCAAGCTTGGTTTGAAAGAGAAACCAAGAATATGTCTAAACGAGAAATAGCACAAGAATATGAATGTTCTTTTAATGCTTCTGGTGAAACTGTAATTGGTGCTGAAGAATTAGAACAAATAGAAAAGAATTGTAGTGAACCAAAAATAAGAACTTATATTGATAGAAACTTGTGGATATGGAAAGAATATAATTCAAGTCACTCTTACGTTCTTGTAGCTGATACTGCGAGAGGTGATGGTAAAGACAATTCTGTATTCCATCTTCTTAACTTGGATACTATGGAAATTGTCGCAGAGTATCAAGGAAAAATAACAACAGAAGATTTCGCAGAGCTTGTAGTTAATACTGGTAAAGAATATGGAAACTGTATGGTTGTCGTGGAAAACAATAACCTTGGCTTTTCAGTATTAGAAAAGATAGTAGACAAGGGTTACCCAAATGTTTACTTCTCAACAAAAGGTTCAGCAGAATTTGTTGACCAAGTAACCGCAGAGGGAACAACAAATACAGTCCCAGGTTTTACAACTTCACATAAGTCAAGACCTTTAATCGTTGCGAAGATGGAAGAATTTATTAGAAACAAAAGTATTAAAATAAATTCAATAAGAACTTTCCATGAGTTAAGCACATTTATTTGGACATTTGGAAGACCACAAGCGATGCAAGGTTATAACGACGATTTAGTTATGTCTTTGGCAATTGCTTGTTGGGTTAAAGATACCGTCTTCCAAACTAATCAAAGAGAGTTAGAATATAAGAAAGCGATGTTGACAGGCTTTACAAAAAGTAATACTATGTTTGATACAAAAATTCCAGGTATGCAAGGTTACAATAGGGACTTGTCTGTTTCTATACAAAAAGCAAAACAAGAATACGAACAATATTTTTGGATATATAAAGGATAACAAATGGCCGATCAAAACAAGAATAACACAAAGAACGCAGATTCAGCTTTATTTAAAAGATTAACAAAGCTTTTATCTGGTCCTATTGTTAACTATAACCAACCAGTTCAAAGTAGATATAGACGTAACCAGATGGATAAACTTGGTTCAAAGTTTACATCTGCTTCTGGTTTAGAATTTAAGAAATCAGCTTATAATCCTTATGAGAATTTCTCTTCCAAACTTATGTCGAATCAAAATCGTGCCGAAAGGTATATTGATTTTGATCAAATGGAATACATGCCAGAGATAGCATCAGCATTAGATATCTATGCCGATGAAATGACTACCTCTAACGAACTTACTCCACTAATGAGTATTAAATGTCCTAACGAAGAAATTAAATCAATTCTTCAAACCTTATATATGAAGACATTAAATCTTGATGCCAATTTATTTAATTGGTGTAGAAATATGTGTAAGTATGGAGATCACTTTGTTTATCTTGATATTGATGAACATTTAGGTATTAAATCTGCTATTGGTCTTCCATCAAGTCAAGTTGAAAGAATGGAAGGAAAAGATCCAACCAATCCAAATTACGTTCAATTCCAGTGGAACTCTGCTGGTATGACTTTTGAAAACTGGCAAGTAGCACATTTTAGAATTCTTGGAAATGACAAGCACGCTCCATATGGAACTTCTGTTTTAGATTCGTCAAGAAGAATCTGGAGACAACTTACCTTACTTGAAGATGCGATGATGGCTTATCGTATTACAAGATCACCAGAACGTAAAGTATTTTATATTGACGTTGGAAATATTCCTCCACAAGAAATTGAACAGTTCATGCAGAGAGCTATGACTACTATGAAAAGAAATCAAATAGTCGATGCTACAACTGGTCGTGTTGACCTTCGTTATAATCCTATGTCCGTTGACGAGGATTACTTTATTCCTGTTCGTGGTGGAGTAAATAATAATAAGATTGAATCACTCCCAGGTGGACAATTTGCTTCTGCTATTGAGGACGTAAAATATTTAAGAGATAAACTTTTTGCTGCTCTTAAAGTTCCTATGTCGTATCTTATTAGAGGCGATGGAGCAAGCGAAGACAAAGCAACACTCGCTCAAAAAGATGTTCGCTTCGCAAGAACAATTCAAAGATTACAAAGAGTTGTTGTTGGAGAATTAGAAAAGATTGGTATAGTTCATTTATTTACTCTTGGGTATAGAGGTTCAGATCTTATATCATTTAAACTTTCTCTAAACAACCCATCAAAGATCGCAGCACTACAAGAACTTGAACACTGGAAAACTAAATTTGATGTTGCTGGTGCTGCTACTGAAGGCTATTTCTCTAAGCGTTGGATTGCTCATAATATCTTTGGTATATCTGATGAAGAATTCCTCCGTATCCAAAGAGAACAATTCTATGATCGTAAATTCAACGCTACACTTGAAGCCGCTGGTGCTCAACCACAAGGCGGTGGAGGAGGAGGCGGTGGAGGTGGCCTTGGAGGTCTAGGTGGAGGTGGACCAGAGGGAGCACCACCAGAAGGAGGAGGCCCAGAAGGCGCACCACCACCAGAAGGAGGACCACCCGAAGCTGGAGGAGGAGAAGCTGGAGGAGGCGCACCAGAAGCCCCAGAAGCTCCACCAGCAGCGGGAGAAGAAGGTGGTAGCACGTTATTAGCAGCCCCACCAGGAAAAAGAAGAGATAGTGCTGGAAAAGTAATAACTACTACACCAGCTTCAAAAGGAAAATGGTACGAACCAGTTTCTAATAGAGGCGGCGATAAAAGAGATGTAGGAGCAAGAGCCAGAGGATTTAAAGCTTCTGGTGGAGGTTTTACAGCAAGTCCAAGTGTAAAAAGTATTTTCCCAGGTTTCCAAGATATCAAATCATTAGCAAATGCGGCAGGTATTAGCGAAACTTCACAAGAAAAATACAGAGATGAAGAATACGAACTATTTACAATAGAAAAAGAAACTAGAGTTCTTTTAGAAAGTTTGGAGACAAAAAAGAATGGAAAAACTTAAACTCAAACACAATAAGAAAAGAAATACAGCTTTTCTTTTTGAGTCATTAACAAAAGAGTTAACAAAGGCAATCGTTAATAAAGATGAAAAAACAAAAAACATAATTCTATCCATTATGAAAGAACACTTTAAAAAAGGTTCTACCCTAGCAAAAGAATTAGATGTTTACAAATCTCTTTACGAAACAAGAGGTCTTAACAAAGATACAGCAAATAGAATGTTGAATGAAGCAAAAAGAATGTATTCTACTTTTATGCCTCAAGATATTTTTAATCAACAAACAAGAATTATTAAC